GAGGTTGCAGGCGGTACCATTGCTGAAGCAAAGGGAAACTACATGAAGGTAGGTCCTATCGACGAAACGAATGCGACAGAGGTTTTGAAGGCAATATGGCGCAAGGCGGACAAAATGCTGAAAAAACGCAACCGCAGTACCATGATGTATATCTCTCCTGAAGTTTACGATTTCTATGTTGACGATTATCAGGCACGTCATGGCTCGCTTCCTTACAACACGAGCTTCGACAAAGATTTTTTGGAGGGCTCTAACGGCGCTTGCCGTTTTGCTGTTCTGGACAATATGGCTGGGTCAAATTACATTAAGGTATCTGTTAAGCAGAATTTCTTGCTTGGTACGGATATCATGTATCAGCAGAACGCTCCTTATATTGGTAGCTATGATCCATGGTCTTGTACCTTTGCTTATGCCGGCATCTATGGCGAGCAGGTACGTTCTATCAAGAAGGAAAACCTGTTCGTCGCTGACCTTTCAGAATAAAAATGTCTAAAATTTAAAATCATACGAAAATGAGTTGTGATGTAAAATCTTTATATAACAGTATAGAAGCATGTCCGGGCAAGAAGAACTTGCCGGGTATTCGTCGACGCCTTTATTATATTAACAAGGCAGCCATTGTGAAGTTTCCGAAACTTCCGAATATTGACGACGAAGATGCTACAGAAATGAAAAGCCTCGCTGTGTTAAAAGGCGATTTCCAGTTAGCAGCCGACAATTTCTTTCAGTTTATCGACTTGAAAGATGAAGCATCGAATGTTACGTTTGAAACAGTCGGTGAAAACGGCTCTAAGCTGTTTAATAATCAGGCAAACGCTATCGTTTCCGGACAGAGCGACGAAGTGAAAGGCTTTGGACGCCAGGCTGTAAATGACGATATTGTGTATGTCTATCAGAATCGTTCAGGAGAGTTTTGCGTTCTCGGCAACGAAGAATTCATGTGTAATACGTCTCCGTCCGGCGACACATCAGCGGAAGCAACTGGTGCAATCACTTCAACATTTGCTATACAGTGCTACGATGAGTGTCCAGTTCCTACATACAAGGGCAAATTGCCATTGTCAGCGACTACATATCTCGACTGTTCAGATGGAGAGGTAAAGAGTAATCCTTGATAAAGAGTGCTTTCATAATATTTGTTTCACGGGGCGGACTCGGCATGTAGCCTTGTCTGCCCTTTAAAGTAAAAAATATGGACTTTATTCTAAACGCAAAAATTTACAATTTCCTTCAGTTGGAAAATCCAACAGAAGATGAAATAAAAGAAGGCGCTCTCCTTCTTCTGAAGGTAAGCCCTAACCGTTCTCGTGGAATCTATAACTCGGCAATGAGACGACCAACGTACATGCTGAAGTGGGTTCGCTCTGAATTAAAAAAATACTACGAAATCAGGCAGCGTGGTCTGACTTCGGCTGACGTGGAAAAGTTTAATGCAGAAACGGTAAAGAGTGTTGAGGAAAGTCTTTCCGTTGCGCCTTGCACTGTTGAGCAAGACAGTGAGGAGACTCCAGCGGTACCTATCGTTGACGTTCGTGGTCTTCGCGAAGACCATGACGAGCTCCCTGACGAAATCAAAGCTATCTGGGAGAAAAACGCCGAAAGATGGAAAAGAATGCGGGCTATGCACGCACAACTTTCTTCAATGATACAGCAGGATGGCTATGCTCCATGCGACGGCAATGAACTTTGCTATCAACTTCGGAAAGTAGATTCAGAGATTCGTGCAGACTATGAACTGTATGATTCTTTTAAAAAGCCGGAAGAAATCCCGACAGTAGAGAAATCAATGGGAGAAACTGTTTCGGACAACGTCAAACTTATTCAAAAATCAAGGACAGCTATATCTCGAGGTTTATCAAAGGATAAACATACCGAGAAATCTTTGCAGTCTATTCAAAAGGCTGTAGATGTTTTGTACAGCTTAGAACAGGAATTGAAAAATGACACTGTCAAAAAGCTGAAAGAACTCGGTATTATTATTCCTGAGAAAGATGCCGAAACATAAAAGCATAAAAGAGATTCTTTCCCCTGTTCGAGATACGCCAATCCAGGCGTATTTCGGGCAAGGGGTACATTCTCTCGGCTTGCTTCACTGGTTGTTGGCACAAACTGGCAATGCAGACGTTCTGGTTAGTAGTTATAGTACCAGTGAAGCATTCTTGAATGGATTTTATTTATTAAGAAAGAAAGGCTTGATAAGACAGGCTTCCATTTTGCTTGACATTCGTGCAGCAAGAAAGACACTTCAACTGGAGAGGCTACTCATATCTTGTTTCGATCATGTTTTCTTGGGACAAAATCACTCAAAATTAATGCTTCTTAAAAATGAAAACATGGCAATAGCTGTGGTGTCGTCGCAAAATCAAACCTACGGTGCCCGAGCCGAAAGTACTCTTATATGTACCGACCGAAAAGTTTACGATGTCTTGGTGCAACAATTTGATGATATAACTAAAAAATACTCAACTGAGCTCAATTTGACAAATGGAAAAGGAATCATTAGCAAAAATTGAAGAACTTGCGGCACTTCTTCTGACTCCCGAACAAATTTGCTCAATCCTAAATTTAGATGAAGAAAAACTCGCTTCTTTTCAAAACAAATGGAGCGAAATCGGTAAATTGTATCGTCGTGTTTTGGCAGAACAAGCACGAAAAATACATGAGCAAACACTTCGTCTTGCAGATGTTGGCTCTCCATCAGCGCTTGACGCAGCAGTATCATTTCTGAGAAAAGCAATAAACAGTATAGAATGAAATTCAATATTGATATATACGCAGACAACTTAATGCTGCCCGTCGATGAATTAAAAGCAAGGAATGTAAGCCCTCAGGTTATTTCAAGGATTATTCGACTTCGTGATATATACAACTACATCCTACGAAATCCATTAAAAAAAGATAGGGAATATATAGATTATATTCAAGGCAACTATCTGTCGTCAGACGGCAAACCGATAAGCAAGAGAAAGGCATACGAAGACCTTGAAATCTTACATGCAATAATCGGGAATCTACAGCAATGCACGAAAGAATGGCATCGATGGCGCTTTAACAATATGATAATGGAGGCATATCAAATTGCACTTCACAATGAAGATGCGACAGCTATTGCAAAGCTTGCGCAGCAATACGGAAAGTATAACAAACTTGATAAAGATGACGAGAAAGACAGGAATTATAATGAAATTCCTAAACTGGTGTTTACTTTTGACGTGTCTGTCTTAGGGTTTAAGCCTATACCAAATGTCCGAAGTGTAATGAACGAACTAATAGCAAAATTCTCTCATTCTAATTTGCAAGACATTGCAGAAGATGCAGATATAGTAGAAATGGTAGATGCCATCGAAGTAAAAGAGAAAGAAATAACTAAGAGAATAGCTAATAAGAACGATGAAGAATCTTCAACAATATCTTAATCAGGCGCAAGCATACATGCTCGCTCTCAATACTAAAAACATGACGATGGTGGGTGGAAGAGGTATCGGTAAAGGACTGATTGCTGCCTCTATATTGCGAAGGAATGCTGAAGGAATGCCAGGCAGCAATACTGCCCTCGTCGGACCAAATTCAAAAAGAATGTGGACGAACATTATTCCTTCATGGGACATCCATCTTCGTCGATGGGGACTTGTAGAAAACGTTCACTATGCTTGGGGCAAGAAGCCTGCAAAAGCATGGGGCTGGAAGGATCCTGTTATTAGACCGATGAATTGGGAAAACACTTTGTCTTTCTATAATGGATCAGTAGCCACTATCGTTAGTCAAGACCGAAAAGGCACATCTAATTCTCAAAGTTTTGACTTCATTTTAATAGATGAAGCAAAGTTTATTGATTTTAAACAACTAAAAGATGAAACAATACCTGCCAATCGAGGAAACCGTAACATTTTCGGGAAGCTATATTATCATCATGGTATAGCAAAATTTTCAGACATGCCAACTACTAAAAAAGGCTCGTGGTTTCTTAATGACAGGGAAAAATGCTCATTAGAAAATGTAAGAGTTCTGGAGGGCTTAGT